TCTTGGGTCTTCTCTTACTGTATTAAAAGGAATTGCCGTAACTGCCTTTGCTGGTTGGGGTGTTAGTCAAGTTGGTAAAAATATTATTAAGATTGGTGCCGACTTTAAATACACGATGGCTATTGTTCGTGGTGTTTCTCAAGCAACCGGAAAACAATATGCTGCCTTAGAAGCCAAGGCTCGAGAAATGGGGGCAACAACTGAATGGTCTGCTACGCAAGCAGCAGAAGGTCTTCAGTTTTTGTCAATGGCTGGTTTTAAAGCCGAAAAGGCTATTGCGGCTCTTCCTGTAGTTTTAGATTTAGCAACTGCAGGAAATATTGATTTAGCGAGATCAGCAGATTTAGCCTCTAATGCCTTAACAGCAATGCGATTGCCCGTTGAAGACCTTGATAAAGTGGCTGATGTTTTTATACAAACCATTACTTCCAGTAATACAAATATGGAAATGATGGCGGAATCGTTTAAGTACGCCGCACCTGTTGCCGCCGGATTTGGTATAAAAATTGAACGTCTTGCGGCATTAATTGGTTTACTTGGTAATGCTGGTGTTCAGGGATCAATGGCCGGTACTCAGTTATCAATGGCAATGTTAAAATCACAAAAAGTCTTTGATAAATATGGTGCTTCTGCAAAAAATGCTGACGGAAGCACTAAAGATTTTGTAGATGCATTGGAATTATTAGAAAAAGTTGGTGGAGATGCTAATGAAGTATTAGATGCATTTACGTTTAGGGCTGGTCGTGCCGCTCTTGCTCTTTTAGGACAAGGAACTCCAGCTATAAAAGCGTATATAAAAGAAATAGAAAATGCTGAAGGGGCAAACAAAAGACTTGCAGATATAATAAGGGATACAACCAAAATAGACTGGAAGATTTTAACTTCCGGAATGAATGCTGTTGCCCAAGAAATTTTTGATATATATGAGACTCAAATCCGGAAGACATTACAGGGATTCACTTCTTGGATTAGAGAACATAAGAAAGAAGTACTTGGTTTATCATCAGCTCTTGGAGACCTTGGATATAAATTAGCAAACATAGTAATTCCGGCTTTAGATAAAATATGGACTATTATTTCTTATGATCCAGCAATAATGGAGTTTGGCTTAATTGGTTTGGCTGTAGCTGGAAGAAAAGGAGCCATGATTGGTGCCGCTATTGGGCATACGATAGGCTGGTTAGAACTTTTAAGTAGTGCACTTGGTCTTGCATCAGTAGGGGCAATAAAGTTTTCCGATATAATGACTTCTAATTTTAAAGAATTAGAAAAATTGGTAAATGATTTTGATGTTCCAACTACAATGTTAGAAGGCTTTAACGCACAAGTAAAAGAATTAGAAAAACAAATAGCATACCTTAAGACGGCAACAGAAGGAAAAGCATTTACATTCTCAGAAGATAAAGAGGAGCTCGCTCTTCTTGAGAATAAATTAAAAGATGTACAGGCACGAATAGAAACATTAAAATTAGCTTCTAAATTAGATATTGATTTATCTAAACCGATAGATCAAGCTAAACGACTTGCTTCAGCCTTAAAAGACCCAGCCGCTTTTTTTGAAAAAGATAAACCAAAAAAGAAAGATGATGGCGTAGCAAAGGCTGCCAGAGATGCTGTAATAAAGGCTCTTAAGATTCAAGAAGAATTTGCTTTTGGAATGTCAGCAATAGAAGCAAAAAGAATTGCTGATAGAAATAAAACAGAAAAAGAAACTATTGAAAATTTCAGACAAGCCAAAATGACAGAAACAGAATTGGCGATGTATGAGCTTGATAAACAATTTTTAGAATACGATACTTTTGTAAAAGATAAAGAAGCACTTGATAATTTGTATGTAAAAGAAGCTGCAAAAATAACAAAGTCAGCAAACAAGGCTGCCCTTGAAGCAAGAAAAGAATTCGAAAAAGAAATTTCTGAGGTAGGGAAAACAGCAGCCGAAATACAACTTGCAACTATTTATAAACAAGCTAAAGATTGGGAAAATCTCGGATACGACAAAATAAAAATTACTCGGTGGACAGAAGATGAAATATCAAAAATTACTGATGATACTGCCGATGCGATGACAGATGCTTTTGCAGGATGGGCGAAAGACTTTGGTTCTACTCTTAATGAAATGTTTTGGGGTGCAGAAACTACTTTTGGTAGTATTTTAAAATCGTTTGCTAAAATGATTACGCAAATGATAATTCAAAAATCAATAATAGAACCTATGTTCAGTGGTGGTAGTTCCGGAAAAGGATTGATTGGGGGATTAATAAGTGGAGGGCTTGGTCTTCTTGGTGGAGGATTTACAAGTACCAGTCCATTCTTGACTGCGGCGCAACAGGGCATACCAAATGTTGCAACTCTTTGGAAAAAAGGTGGAGCATTCCTAAATGGTATTGCTGATTATTCAAATCAAATTGTAAACACCCCTACTCGATTTGCTTTTGCCTCTGGAGCAGGACTTATGGGTGAAGCTGGTAGTGAAGCTATTATGCCATTGACCAGAACTTCAGATGGAGATTTAGGAGTAAAAACTCAAGGTGGAAATGATCAAGCAACAACAATTATAATAAACGCAATAGATTCAAAGTCTTTCGCAGAAGTAGTCAAAAGAAATCCTCAATCAATAGTAACTGTAATTGGAGATGCAATGAAAGATAGAACGGGACTCAGAAATGTAATGAAAGGAACAATGTAATGAAAGGAACAATGTAATGAAAGAAACAATGTAATGAAAGAAACAATGTAATGAAAATAACGAAAGGAACTTTATAATGGCGACTTGGCCTGAGAGCGATCCTACACCTGTTTACCCTTTATCTGTTGAACAAGAATATAATACTCTTATTTCTGATTATGATGGTGGAGGAGAACAAAGAAGAAAGAAGTTACTTTATCCAAAATACAATGTAAGCGTCAAATATCAGAAGATATCTTTATCTGACGCACAAGCATTATGGACATTTTATTCGGCCAGAGGTGGGGCACATGAGGCCTTTTACATTTATGACTTAGCATTATTGCTTGGACATTCCTTTAGCCATGCAGGACAGTACTGTGGAACAGGAGATGGAACAACAAATACATTTGATATTCCTGGAAGAAGTACTTCTTCTCAAACTATATATGTTGATGGGGTTGACGATACAACTAATACAACAATCTTGGTAGGTGGTGGAACTTCAAGTAGTGACAGAGTTCGATTTGATGTTGCAGCTCCAGCCTCAGGAATAATTATCACTGCAGATTTTACTGGATATTTAAGAATAAGAGCAAGATTCTTAGAAGATAAATTATCCAGAACTAATTTTATTAATGAGCTTTACGCTTATGGAATAAAACTTAAAGGACTGGGTGCTGTATGAGAGATTTATCTGAATTAGTTGAAGCAGCAATGGCAAGCGAAGAAGGCAAGATGTTTTGGTTTCTTGAATTTCAATTCAATACTACAGTTAGGTATACGGATGCCGAGATAGATTTTTATGCTGGTGGAGATAAATTTGAAACAATGCCATTTGAGATTCAGACAATAAATTTCGGGGCAAAAACTTCTGTTGATAAGGTAATTGTCGATATTGCAAATGTTGATTTACAGATGTCAGCGATTTTCTTAAATGAAGACGTTATGAACAAATGGGGAATTTTATATGTAGGATTTTTAGATACGAATAACGTAATAATAGGCGACCCTATTGAGATATTCAGAGGACTTGTTTCTACATGGGAATTGAATGAACCAACAGCATCAATCGTATTAATGAACGAATTTGTTTTCTGGAATAAAAGAACATTAAGAAAACATCCACCATCCTGTAGATGGGCATTCAAAGGAACTGAATGTACATATGCAGGAGCAGAGACATGGTGCGACAGAAGTTATGCCAGATGCGGGGCATTAAGTAATACAGATAATTTTGGCGGGGAAAGATGGTTACCGGATTTGATGGAACGAGAAATTTACTGGGGCAAAACAACATGAAAGGGTTTGGTCAGGTAACTCGAAAATATATAGGGCAGAGCTTTGAGGAGTGTAATTGTCTTCAATTACTACACCGGATTTATACAGATTTGAACCTGAAAGTTCCGTCTGCATACAAAGGGTATGATCTCATTTCTTATTTAAAATATTGGGAATCTAATCCAGAATTAGCGATAAAAGATATGATCGACTTATTTAGAACTATCGGTAAAAAAGTTGATCCAAATTATTTGAAAAGAGGTGATCTGATTGTGGCGAATTACAAAGGAATTAAATGGCCAGCAATATATCTTGGAGACAATCGCATAATGTGCGTTAATAAAAAACATGGAGTTAGGAATTTAATGTTAGGTAAGACTATTTTCCCGGTCATGGCGAGGAGACTCGATGGGTGATCCAGCAACAATAAGCATCGCGACCGCATTTAAAATATTCGCCGCTATCGCAACTACGGCTTGGAGCGTCGGAATGGCTGGTTACGGTATCAAGACTCCCGGTCTATCTCCTGAAAAACCAAAAGATGAAGGAACTTTAATTAATTCAAAAACCACCGACGCTATCAGACCTATCGTTTATGGATTGACAAGAGTTGGCGGGAACCTTGCTTTCGCAACTACCACAGGAACCGACAATAAATATCTGTATTTTATATTATCCCTTGCTGAAGGCGAAGTAAATAAAATTCACCAATCGGGCGGAGTTGACCAGATTTTCCTAAACGGTAAATTATACACTGAATCTGATTATGCCGGGTATTTTACTTATGAATTTTTCAGCGGCAGTGCGACTCAAAATGTTTGCTCAACATTACATACAGCATATCCAGCATTTACAGATCCTAGAAGATACAATGCTTATTTATTCTGTAAGTTAGAATACAACCGAGATAAATTCACGTCTATCCCAGACGTGACGGTGATTCTTGAAGGGAATCTAAACAAAGATTTTACCACTGAATCTGTCTATGCCTCAATGGGGACATTATATACAAATAATCTTGCATATTGTGTATATGATTTTCTAACTCGACCAAGCACAAGAGGCGGGAAAGGTCTTGACCCAACCAGAATTGATTTAGCTTCTTTTCGAACAGCCGCAACCTATTATGATACTTATGGCTGGACTTGTAATATGAGAGTTGATAAGGATCAGGCTGCAGACGATAATCTTTCTTTATTACTTGCAAATGGAAGAAGTGACTTAATTTATTCTGATAATAAATTCAAGTTAAAATTTAGGGATACTCGTGAAGAATCAGTCTGTATGCAAATTACAGAAGACGATATAATCCAGCAAGGAAAAGAAAGTACTATTCAAATCAGTCCTGCTTCGAGTCTTTTCGATAGACCAAATGCGGTAAAAGCAACTTATTACAATGCCGATTTGAATTATGCACAGGACGAAAAAGTGTATCAAGACGACACGGCATACGACACAGAAGGGGATTATAGAGAGCAGTCGATTGAATTGCTTGGATTGTCTTCTTTAGCAACAGTAATACCGATGTCATATTACTATCTTGAACGAGCCAGATGGGGAAATATATTGTCCTTTATGATGGGCAATAAGGGAATGAGCCTTGAGACAATGGATCTTGTGCAGATCACTCACAGGATGCCTGGCTGGACGAGTGGAACAAAGCCAATGTATAGAGTAGAAGACACAATGTTGCAAATGGATGGTAATGTAGCTTTAACTTTAATCCAAGAAGACGATTCACTCTATAATGATTCTTATGATATTGATACACAGGAATTATTTATAACTGATTTATTAAGTCCGTCAGCAACCGTCCAGCCCGTGATTAATGTTTCTCATGAGGAAGAAGTTTATTACTATAGAAAGAGAAGTTTTACAAGATGGAAGATAGATTTTGATCCGCCCTCTGTTGAGAGCTATCCGTTTTGGGATTACGCTGAAGTTTGGATGCAGATTGGGTCAGGTGGGTATAAGTTTATGACCAAAGCTACTACTGATTATCAGATTGATCCGGTTGAAGAGGGAGTTACATATTACATAAAACTTCGATCTGTGTCGATATTTGGAGCAAAAGAAAATTTTGATTCAGCATATACAGTGTCAAAACAAATAGTAGGAAGGGTAAACATTCCTTCTAATTCTACGAGCTTCTCTGCGACCGCCGTAGCAAATGTAGTTACGCTCAATGCTGACTTTCCCAGTGATCCTGATATTATAGGATATGAAATTCGTATGGGAGATACGTGGAATGGGGGAAGTTTTGTTCATTTTTCGATTTCTCCAAACGTGAGGCTTACTTTTATCACACCAGGGACACAGAAATTTTGGATTGCGGCAAAAGATAATGCTGGAGCATATTCTCCTAATCCCCAGAGTGATTCTTGTACCGTTCCTTACCCAACCAGTTATGATTATAAAACAGAATGGGTGTGGGACTATGATGGCATAGGAAGCCATAGCAACACAGAACATGTCGTACATTTAACAGTGGATGCTCTTAAATGTAGTCATACATCGAATATTCTTATTGGAACATGGACTTCTCCTGTTTATGATGCTGGATCAGTTAAAAGAATGAAGATTTGGGGAGACTTTCTTTCAGACTTCATTGCAGGAAGTAAAACATGGGATGGATTTTTCCCTTCTCCTGTGACGTGGGATAGCAAAATAGGTTCAGATACCTGGAATACTGTTTTTTCAGTTGAAGGTAGCCTATCAGCCAAATTAAAATACGGAGATGCGGATGTTAGTGAAAATACATTAGATAATTTTAATAATCTCGCTCCAGAACTGGATGCTCGTTATTTACAGGTCGAGCTTACTATTACAGACCCAGAATTAACAGCGAATTTGTATGTATATGAATTAAATATAACCATGCTCACCTATGTTTAAGGAGATATTTAAGGAGAAAAAATGTTAGATTTTGAAATAGATCATTTAGTAAAAGAAAAGAACGGGCAAATTGATGTATATGTGAAAGTTTTTAAAGCAGGCACTCCGAATAAGGTTTTAAAGACTTATTGCGTCGCGTATAAAGATGCGACTTCTTTTAAGGAGAAATTAAGATTAAAAATAAGTCAGAGCAAGAAGGATGTTGAAGAATTAGATTTAAAAGAGATCGAAATTAAAAATTCTCTGACTGAATTGAAAAATGAGGTGGAAAAATGAGCCAAACTTTTACAGATGATTGTTATGCCGGGGGACACGTAGCCGCAACAGACTTAACTAATATGGAAGCAAACTTTGCAGCATTGAAGTCTGCTTTTTCAGGAGCTACAACTCCGGCAAATACGGTAGCTGGGATGTGGTGGTTTGATACGACTGCAAATATTCTAAAACTTAGGAATGAAGCCAATTCAGCATGGCTGAGCGTGTGGGATTTTGCAAATAATAAACCAATATTGGCAAATAATGTTTCTGCCGATTTTGCCGCAGCATTAAAAGACCCCGCAGCTGGCACAGCAGGGCTTAGAACGCTTG